CCCGCCTGTAGGGGCAGACCAAAAGGAAATCAGCTCGAAATCCACGAGCTCATTGTCCTCGTACGGTTGTTCCGTCATGAGGAAACGAGAATTAGACTCGAAAGACTTCTTCCCGTTGATGATGGCCCCGTTAGAGGTCATCCTCTGTTTAAAGTCCTCTTTCTGAGGTTCGGTGTAGCCCCATAGGACTGCATCGTCACCGACAGTCGGAGGTATATCACAACCTGCCATATCGGCAGAAAACAGTGTAAGAAGAGGGAGCACCGGCCAAGAGGTCGGGTCGCCCATCATCTGTCCTGTTGTTGTGATAGTGGCTGGCCAATCTGCAAGCTTGTCCAGCCATAGGTCATAATCGACCTTGAACGCCAACAAGCGGAAGAGTATTTGCTCTGACCGCTCGAAGACGTCCTTCTTATGGTTTGGCACCATTGTCAAACCAAAGAATAACGTGAGTATATCTTCGATATCCTCACCTAATTCTGGAGGTTGTAATTCTACATTACCTCCCTCTAAAACGACTAAAAGTCGTTTAGGACCCAAAAGTTTTGATAAATACTTTCGGGTGAACTCCAATGTGGGTTCCAATTCAAGCAGTTCTTCATAGACTGTTTGAGTTAGCCAGAACGGATGATAATCCGTGGCAGCAGTACAGTCCAAACTAAAGTATGGACCTGTAAAGCGGCGATAATTCAATGATTTATCACCACCGAGACTGGCGCTAATAGCTCCATGTTCTCGTAATATGCAATCAAGAGCTTTCCTGAGAGCATTCATCACTACATGCGCAGCTGTCAGACTGGCAGTAGGGATGCGGGTTTTTAAACCCTTTTCCGGGGCAACCACAGGCTCCACCGGAATTATGTCTACTTTATCAAGGATATGTAGACACGTTTCTGTAAAGAACATGTTCAACTGTTGGTTGATCACGTTCTGTGCTATAATAGCACCCGAGAATTCCTCAGGATCCTCCATTGGATTATCTCGGACATGCGCACAGGTCATCTTTCCTGTGCGTGGGTCATTAAACCAGTCGGTACCACCGTCTGTTTTAAGCATTCTTGCTTGGTCATAGAGCAAGCAAGGCGATCGGGCAAATCCCATACGGTGCGGTACGATAGTACATGTCGCCATATGGCAGATACCTGGTTGAGCAGGATCCTCATGCGTGTGGATCATGCACATTCGGGTAGTGGCCCTTTGGGCCCTATTCCCATACCGATCTAGGACGAGGTTGTCCAATTTGGACTCCTCGGGCCAGGTCTGGTTTTCGGTATTGTCCATTATATAACGGGCAATACCGTATGCGACATAGTCGCGATAAGCAGCGCAATGGCCGCCATTCCGGCGTGTATAGCCAATTGCAGCTGAATAGGAGGGTTCCATGTAAAAGGAACATTCCGTCTTCATCCGCCGATGGCAGGTGAAGAGGGTCCTCCTAACCCAAGGTCTCCAATCAGGATCCTCGGGGGGTGGTGTCGAGGTCAGGCGTTCAATGAGCTCCTGTACCAAGGCCTTCCCATCGACTCTCGTCCAAGGTGGAAGAGATCGATTTATATAGGAAAACTGAAGGCATTGCCATTCAGTAAATCCGGCACATAACCAACCGGGGCAGGGACCCGAGTGGAAGTAATG